CTGAACCTGTTATTGTAACTAATGATGCGAAATCAGTATCTATTGTACCTACTGCCCTGCCTCCAACAATATTAAAATTACTGTCATACCTTGCATTAAATATAAATTGTGTTGTAGGTGATTGATTTATCCAATTAAAATAAGCAACTGTTATATTTGCACCTGTTTCAACATCAAAAACTTGTATTGTAGCAAGAAAAGTAGCATTTGTAGTGTCACCTGTTCCAAATGTTTTTTGTTTATTTCCTCTAAATTTTGTAAATTCAGTTGGCAATTCTAATGTACTTCCACTAGATTTCACCAATGGATCTAAATAGCTATAAATTTCATTACCACAATATAAACCAAAATTATTAATAGGACAGGTTGTAGGTGATGAAGCTAATGTAGCAGCACTGTTATAAACATTAGACAAAGTAATAGATGATGCATTATCTAAAAACGATAATTTATTTAACCCAGTATATGCTTTAGATTTAGCTGGTGTACCTGCAATTTCGCCTTGCGATACAACGTAAAGTAATTTTTGAACAAAATTTGTTGTACCAGCTTTTACTAAATTTGGTTGTATCCAAACACCGCCAATATTATTTGCCCTTTTACCAAAAACTATAGGTACTGTTTCACCTGCTTTTGCAATTTTTTGTTTTATATCTAAATCTGCATTCGGTTTTTTAAAATTATCTAAACTTTCATCTAAAATAAGTCCATCCTGTGCATTTTTACTTTTTCTTTGAGGTCTTGCAGAAAACCCCCCTTTGCTAGTAACAACACCACCAATATATCTATTAGTGCCTTTTACAAAACCTGTTTTAGGATCAATAATATCACTAGTTTTATAAGTTATTGAACCGCCTCCAGCTGGAATTGAATATGCCATTAATCGTTTACCATTTGAGAGATAAGTAATAAATTTATTGGATCTGTATGTATTATTGAATTATGTATAGTCTTTATTTTTTTTGTACCAGTTAAAATCTCATCAGTTTTTGTTTTATAAACTCTTTTATTATCAATAACCCATCCTTTTACATCTTCAATAGTTGTACCATCTTCAAGTGTACATTTAATATTTGATGCGTATAGAATTTTGCTCATTGTGTTACAAATTTACCCATTAAGTCGCTAGTAATTTTTCTTGACGGCACTTGTGCCTTTTTTTGTGATATTGCAGGTGTTACCTCCCATTTTACAGTAGTTTCATTAATAGTTATATTATCAATAGTACCAATATATCTACAAATCAAATTCGCTGAATTGCTCAAACTTTCTTGACCTATTGTTTGCATATATAATGAGGCAATTACTAAAATGTCACCTGAAATAGAAGTTTCAGTTAAATCTATAATACTTGCAGTTGCTGCGATATTAATTGTTAGTTTATTTATACCTGATGCTGCTGTAGATGAAAAACCATTTGCATCAAAAGCTAAATAAGTAAATTTTGTACTTTGATTTACTTCGTTATCTGCTGAAAGTGTTTGCTCAGATTGGTAAAAATTTTGATGTGCAATACTTGGCAATCTTTTCCCATTATTATCTAATACATTAGATTTATCAGAATAATATTCAAGAAAAGTAAGAATATCAAAATTACTCATTTTACATACCTAAATTATATCTAACACCATCTGCTTCTAAATAATTCATAGTTTGCATTACCCCACTTTGTACTGCATTTTGTAAATCTTGTGTAGTCACATAATTAGTACCCTCAAAATTTCTTACATCGCCAGTTTGTATATTTACATTAGGTGGTTTTCCTTTTTGTTTTTTTGAGGTAATTGAATAGCCCCCACTAGGTAATTGTTCAACATTAAGATTACTAGGATTTTTACTTGGGATAGTATGTGTTACTGGTTTATAAGGCATTGCGTAACCTGAACCTACATTACCAGAGGTTAAATTACTTTCCTCATAACCTGATGTATATGGTAATGAACTTGTAGAACCTGTTGTAGCTGAAGATGATCCTGATGTAGCTGATGATGCTGCTGCGGCTTCTGCTGCGGCTTGTTCTTGTTTTCTTGCACCTCTTACTCTTGCAATTAAATTTAAAGCTTTTTGTAATGTTCTTATAAGTAACTGAAAAGGTGCTAAAGCTGCTTTTATCGCTTGTTGTACTATATTAGGTAATCTATTAAATGCATTTCTAGCCATTTCCATTGCACCATTAAATATATTTCCAAAAAAATTAATTAAAGGGGAAAAGCGTTCAACTATAAAATTAGTAATATTTGTAAAAATATCAACAAAAAATTGACCAACTGCCTGTAATGCAGTACCTATTTCATCTCTAAATTTAAATATTAAAGCACCTATTGCTATAATTGCTAATGGAATTGCAGCCCCTGCCATAAATGGTGCAAAAGCAATAGCAGCCCCTTTAACAGCAGCTATAACCCCGCCAAAAGCAGTTGTTATTTTTGTTATAATAACACCCATTTTTAATGCAGCTATTGTTTTAAATGAAAATACTAAGGCAGCTATTGTTGTAACAACTGTAATAATTACTGGTGATAAAACTAACAAAGCCCCAGATATAAGCCCAATAACACCAATTACTTTTTGAACTGGTTGTGGTAAATTTAAAAATTTGTCTATAAGAATTGTTAAAGTTTCTACAAGTTTTTCTAATGCCCCTAATAAAAGTTTTGTTAACTCTGTTCTTAAGATTTTAAATCTTTCTCCTAATTGTGCAGCGTTATCATTAAATGTTGCCATTCTTTCTGCTAATTCTTGATCAAAACTTGTTTTAAGAGCATTAATAGCCTCACTACCTTGATTCATTATTGGTATTAACTTTGCACCCATACCAGTACCAAATATTTCAGCAGCATTTGCTGCGGCTAAAGTTCTATCACTCATTCCTTTTATTTTGTCACCAATTTCAAAAAACATCTGATCTAATGATTTTAGTGAACCATCAGCATTAGTAACACCTAAACCTAACCTCTCAAATGCTTCTTTAGCTGTACCTACACCATCTGAGGCATCTTGCATATTTTTAGCAAGTGTTGGTAAAGCTCTACTTAATGTTTTAAAGTCTGTACCACCTAAGTCAGCAGCTTGTCTTAATTTATCTAGTACAGGAACAGCCAATCCTGTTTTTTGACTCATTTTTTCTAATTGATCACCTAAAGTTAATGTATCATTAACTAATTTACCAACAGTTGCAATACCTATTGCAGGTGCTAATGCTTTCAAAGCACCAAAAGCCTGACTAGCTGCGCCTTTAAGTTTATTCATTGCGCCAGCAGCATTGTTAGATGAGGTTTTTAATTTATCTAAACCAGTTTTTAATCCACCTATTTGATTTTGTCCCGTTACCTGCGCTTTAATTGTATATGAAGTTGATAAATCCATTATTTATTATCTTTATTAAATGTTTCTACTATTTTAGCCTCTATTACCTGCAAGTCTGCAAGTATTTCTAAAGGTTTTTTTATATCTTTTTTTTTCAACCTAAATACCCATTCAAGTACATTATAATCAAGCCCTATAATTACACCTTGATCTGTACGCCATTGTGTTTGCACCATTATAAATATTTCCATTGTTAGCCAGTTATCAGGCAATATATAAAAATCTTTTTCCTTCTTTTTTTTTATGGGCTGATTAAATAAAACGGCATCATCTTCAGCTGTTTTATCTATTACACCATCACCACACCAAAATGATGCAGCCCCTTCTAGTTTTTTACTTTTTGTTTTGCTACCTCTTCAAAATATTTAGTAACTAATAGATTTGCTAAACCAGCAATATCTAAAACTTGTTTTTTTGTAGCTTTTGTGAATGGTACTGGCTGCTCACCATCTGTAATGCCATCCCAACCTACTAATATTTCATCAGCAATCATAAAATCAGTTATTTCTGTACCGTCAAAAATTCCATCATTTAGTTCTTTTTGTTTTTTTTGTGCTTGTAATGCAATTTCATTAATTCTAGATTGTGGAATAATTTTGAAGATGGCATCGAATGTTTCTTCTTTTTGTGTACCACCATCAGCAGGTGTTGTAAAAACAATAGGATGCGTAAATGTTGCTTCCTTTTTTAAAATAAACATAAAAAATATATAATCTCTTCTAGGGTAAACCCTTTTGTATGACTTAGCAACTAGGTATAAGCTAAAGAAAATTCATCTGACCCTGCATCTGTTGGTGTAGCGTAAAAAGGTAGGCTTAACATAGTAATTCCGTCAGAATCCTCATATGTAGGCTGTCCTAAATCAGTTTGTGGACATGAAACAGTAACGATATTACCTGCACCGCCAGAATGTACCCATGTATTAGTTCCTGTAGTTGTTCCTAGTGCTGTTGTAAAAAAGTTTTTACTAGATAGTGCAACTGCTTCAATAACCATAGTACCAGATGGCCTTCTATCTGTAATAAGTGCTTCTTTTGTGCCTCCTACGAGTTCTCTATAAATAACCTCATTTGCAAATTCTAGTTCCCATGATTGTAATGCAGCTGCAAAACCAAAAACAGAAAAATTAGATGTATTTCCATTTTTAAATAATACAGGGTCAGGTTGTAGTGACTTAGTAACTGTAGGTAAAGCAGTATCAGTTGGTGTATTAAATATGCCTTGCATTTCAAAATTTATGCGTGGTACTGAATTAACTTCACAACTAATCGTAAAAGTACCTCTGCAACCTGTCACTTTATGCCTTACACCATCATAATTAACATATAAAGTAACGCTGCTTTGTGTAGCCAATGTAGAAGGTGTATAAGTAACACTAGTTGACGACACAACATTTGAACTTAGGCCACATGCCTTAAGAATCGGGTCATATTTAGGGCTGGTTCCTGCGCTCCCTGAACCTACCATGTAAACACCAAAGCTTACATTTACTTTTGTGTTAGCTAATAAAACAGGATAATTTCCAGCATAAGGTCTTATAGTCTCCTGTTCTACTTCATCACTTGCTACTGGCTCTATTTCTAAATCAACAACTTCTATATAGTTAGCTGAACCAGTTGCAGTCGGATCACTTCCATAACTACTTTCTATCTTTGCTAATAAAGATCTTTTACGGTGAAGCTTTGGCATTGTCCTGATTACTGTATAGACACTATGTACATATCATAAACCCTAATAAGAATAATGTAACTATCATTGACTTAAATCATCAACATTTGTTCTATAAATAATGTTGTAATTACAACCTACTACCACTGCTCCTTGATCTGCGTCTATAAAATCGAAAGATGTATCACTTGGTTGTATATCAATAGCATTACCATCAAGAGTTAAATCAGCCATTAATCTACTATGCATATTTTCAACAGTAGGATCTGCTGTTTGATGTGGGGTTGCACTACTTACAATTACACTTATAGTTACACTTAAGGTATGATGTAAAGTTGGTAGTGATGTATTTTGTTCTACCGAATCGCCTTGTGGTTCTATAACTAAACTAGGTGTTTCACCTCTTGTAAATGCTGTTTGTCTGCTTCTAAATATACGATCAGAAACGCCAGTTGTACCTGCTAATACTGTTGCTATTCTTGCTAATATTGTTTCTCTTTTCGTAGTCATTAGTTTTTAGAAATACTTAATCTACAAAATACACCATCATTTTCTTTTCTAACATCCCTTACTGTATATGCAGTTCCATCTACTGTAATACTTGCGCCACTAATAAGAGATCCAAAATCAGATGTTTTTGCTGTTAATTCATACTCTGTACTTATTATCATATCCCCTGCCAATATTTGATCAGGTTGTTCTAATATTCCTAAACCTGTAGTACCGCCAGATGTACAAGTAACACCAAAATCATTAAGATATACTGTTTGTGTTGTTGTATCTTCTGTAAAAGGCATTATTTAGATGATTTTTTTGATTTTGTTAATGTTTTTGCTTCTATTGCTTTTCCTCTATCTATCAGAAACTGACCATCATAATCTGATACATCATAAGTTTTTCCTTTTTCTAGATGTTTACCAGAGGCTGCTACTGCTTTTAATACTTTAATTTTCATATAAAAAAAGGGGCATTACGCCCCCTTATTATAGCTGGTTTACTATGTTGTAATATCAACTATTGCAGCAACTGATTCTGCGTGTTGTAGTGCTACGTCAAAAGCAACAACTGCTTTAACGCTGGTTAAATTCTTCTGGAAGTCATCTCCTGACTCACCAACAGAAATCTCTACACCACCGCCAAAGATTCCCAAGACCACTTGTGTAAAGTCTGCAAGAATTAGGGCTGAACAAACACCTGAAGAACTACCTTTTGTAAGGTTAGAAGGTACATTGTTTGTCATAGCTATAGGATAGCCGTTAACAGCTAAAGGTGTTTCACCTCTACCGATTGCCATTAAGTTGTTATTTACAATGTACTCACCGCCAGATGTTTTAAGCTTCTTGATGGCTCCCATTACTTTAGCGTTAGTAGCATAAGCAACTGAATCAGGATTAACAGCAGCGTTATCTTCCATCATTGCAGTTTCTAGATCTACAATTTTATCTAGAGTAATCGCACCGCCATTAGTGCCTATTGCAACTGAGTTAATACCAGATTGGTTAAGAATACCTGTAGGCTGTCCAGATGAACCTGAACCTGAAATAATACCTGAATCTAATCCAACAGTAATACCTCTTTGTAACTGCGATCTAACGATATTTTCTATACCGCCTGTAGCCTGTATGACCATATTTCTAGAGAACTTAGAAAAACTCGCTAAAGTTTTGGGCGTCATTGAAATTTGATCGAAAGTTCCCTCACTTTGAGAAATACTTGCAGTTTCTGAACTAAGATATGCGCTTGAAGCTACACCACTAGCCCGTGGGATCGCAACATCTCCTGTAAGTCCAGTTAAGACAGTGGTTCCCAATTCCACCATCTTACTAGATGCCCTTAATTCCTCAATGAAGTCATCCCCTCTTAGATCTGTAGGAACTAAGTTACCACCTTGGTTTGCTGTCGCTGTATTGTAGGTAGCTCTTAATGCTGAGAATGGTACAAAAAACCCACCGTTATTTTGGTTAGATTGTGCATTTCTGCTAAGTTCTTCGTGTATCTCTTTAGCGAAACCAGCACCATAAGATGACCAGTCGCCAGTAATAGCACCTCTTAATAATGCAGATACTTTGTAATCTTTTGCTAGATACTGTCTTTCTTTTTTAGAAAGTTGCTCTTCAACTGGTTTAACAGTTTCTACAGGTTTTGCATTAATTCTTTCTAAGATTGCTTCCCTGCATGCATCAACTGATGCACCATTAGCAACCATTTGTTCTGCTAAATCATCAAAGCCATGTCTAGCGCATGTAGCATTGATTTGAGAGATTCTAGTACGTTCTTTTGATGTAGCAGATTTTTCTGCTTCACTACGCACTACGTCAATTTCTTGATTAGTGGACATAATTTCCTTTTTTGAGTTTTCATTGTGCGTAATGATACGCTTATCTTCTACTATATCGGATTTCTCAACACTAGGCATAGCGTTAGGTTCAATTAGTGACCTACCAAATGTAGTGGTAGCGTCTGCTGGCGAACTTACCAAGCTAATTTCGTACGGAAACCAGCGTTTTGCGATAAAAACAGACTCCGCACCGTTAGAACCTTCTAATTCTTGCTCTTCCATCTCTGTTATGCCATAACCTACGCTAATTGATCTTATAATTCCGTCATCAATATCTCTTTTTATCTCTTGCGCTTTTGGATTTCTTGATAATTCTATAACTGCCCTACCTTTTTTCTTATCTTTTGAAGAATCTAAATATGCGCTACGAACTATACCTATAAGCTCATCCATATTATGATTCCATAATACAGGTGCTACTCCACCATTTAATCTGCTGAAATCTATAGATCCCTCTTCATGACTAAGTATTTCAGTTCCAAATGATCTTTGTACTGGAAATTCAGAGCTAAAAGGAATTGAGTATGTACGATCCTCTACAGTCTCGAAAGAAGTCTCACCACTTCTTTTATATAAGGTTGTAACACTTCTTAATGAATCTATCTTTGTTAATGTGCTGAATTTATGACCTACCTGTACATCTGTTTCCTGAAACTCACCATCTACTTCTCTATAAACAGTAATTAAAGCTGCTGGATCGTCTTCAGTTCCT